CAGAAGGTGAGATAGATGCAATGAGTATATCTGCTATCAATCAGAATAAATTTCCTGTAGTAAGTATTAAGTCAGGAGCTCAAGGAGCAAAGAGAGATATACAAAAAGAGTTAGAGTGGGTTGAAGGATTTGACTCTGTGTATTTTTGTTTTGACCAAGACGAGCAGGGTAAGAAGGGTGCAATAGAATGTGCTAAATTACTTACACCTAACAAAGCAAAGATATGTACGTTACCATTAAAAGATGCAAACGAAATGGTACTTGCAGGTAAAGTAAAAGAATTAACAGATTGTATATGGTCTAGTAAAGCATACAGACCTGATGGTATTATACTTGGTGCAGATATTTGGAATGACATACAAAAAGAAGATGAGTATGTTACAGCTAAATATCCATTTGAATGTATGAATGTAAAGACTCATGGTTTACGTAAAGGTGAGTTAGTTACAGTAACAGCAGGTAGTGGTGTTGGTAAGTCTAGTTTTTGTAGACACATTGCACTTAGTTTATTAGAACAAAAATATACCGTAGGCTACATAGCATTAGAAGAGAGTGTTAAACGTAGTGCACTTGGTATTATGGGTGTGCATTTAAAGAAACCATTACACTTAACAAGAGAGGGAGTAGATGCCAAACAACTTCATGCCGCCTTTTCCACTACTATTGGTAATGGCAATTTTTATTTATATAATCACTTTGGCTCAACTGTAGCAGATAATTTATTGTCAAAGATAAGATATTTAGCTAAAGCATGTAACGTAGACTGGGTTATATTAGACCATCTACACATGGCGTTGTCAGCATTAGGTGATGAACATACTAATGACGAAAGAAAACTTATAGATTATTTTGTAAGTAAACTTAGAACATTAGTAGAAGAGACAGGCATTGGATTAATCTTAGTCAGTCATTTGCGTAGGTCAACTGAAGGTGACAAAGGTTTTGAAGATGGTAAACAAGTAACATTAAGTAGTTTAAGAGGGAGTCAATCAATAGCACAACTATCAGATTTAGTTATTAGTATGAGTAGAGATTTAAAATCAGAAAACAATATAGCAAAAGTATCTATACTAAAAAATAGATTTTCTGGTGAGACTGGTAGTGCATGTAGTTTACATTATGATTTACAAACAGGTTGTTTATCTGAAGTAAAAGCAGAGGTGTTAGATGACTTCTAATTATATTAAAGAAAAAAAAGCGGCTATGACATGGACAATGTATGTCATGGAAGCTGTAGGTAGAGCCAAGAGAACAAACCTTCCTGTTACTTTACACGTAGGTAAAGAACAATCTGCTATGGTATTGCAAGAAGCATTGTTGTCTCTTGCATTTAGTGGAGAAGATGCCGCTTGGAATGTTCACATACAAACACATACGGTACACTAATGAGACCTTTACCACACGTTACAAAGAAAATATTAAATGCAGATTATGTGCAATTAACATGGAGCGATATAAACTCTGACAGCTCGTGGAAAACTTTAAAAGATGCGTTAAATAGTAAACCAACAATTTGTATATCTACTGGTTGGTTAATAAAAGAAGATAAAGATGTTCACATATTAGTTGCTGATGTAAACTTTGAAGACAACGGAACATTAGGTGATGTAGGAAACATAACTACAATACCATCTAGCAACGTACTTAAAAAGAAAAAGATAAGATTATGAGATATTGCTTTGATATAGAAACAGATGGATTTTTAGATACAGCTACAAAAGTTCACTGTATAATTTTAAAAGATATAGACACAAACAAAATACTTCATCTTAATAATGAAGAAGCTGTAAAGAAATTAGAACAAGCAGAATTAATTATTGGTCACAACATTATCAAGTTTGACATACCAGTTCTTAAAAAGTTTTATAATTTAAAATCAACTGCAAAAGTTTTTGATACTATAGTAGCAACTAGATTGTTATTCCCTGATATTAAAGACCAAGATTTTAAACATAAGAATTTTCCAAGAGACTGTATTGGCAGACACAGCTTAAAAGCGTGGGGTAACAGGGTGGGCGAATATAAAGAACAGTTTGATACAGATTGGAAAGAATTTAGTGTGGGTATGCTAGAGTATTGTATTCAAGATGTTCAAGTTACTCACACTTTATTCAATATGATTGAGAAAAAAGGTTATTCTCAACAAGCAATGGATTTAGAACATGATGTCGCCGAGTTAATATTTAGACAAGAAAGATATGGTTTTACTTTTAATAAAGAGGAAGCCGAGAAGTTATATACTAAATTAAATACTAGAAGAATAGAGTTAGAAGAACAACTACAAAAAATATTTTTACCTATTACAGAGAAGAGAGTATCAGAAAAAACAGGTAAGCAATTAAAAGATAGAGTTACTGTCTTTAATCCTAGTTCACGTCATCACATAGCTGACAGATTAAAAACTAAGTATGGTTGGGAAGCTAAAGAATTTACTAATGATGGTAAACCAAAACTAGATGATACTGTATTAAGTAAACTGGAATATCCTGAAGCAAAAATTTTATGCGAACATTTTTTATTAGATAAAAGAATTGCACAACTAGCTACAGGCACACAAGCATGGTTGAAACATGAAAAGAATGGTAAGATACATGGCACATGTAATACTAATTCAACTGTAACAGCACGTGCAAGTCATTCGTTTCCTAACATGGCACAAGTACCAAGCGTGTCTGTACCATTTGGTAAAGAATGTAGAAGTTTATTTACTGTGCCTAGTGGTAAGAAGCTAGTAGGTATAGATATATCAGGATTAGAAGTTAGAATGTTAGCACACTTTATGTCTAAGTATGACAACGGTGAGTACACAAAAGTTGTATTAGATGGTGACATACATACAGAGACACAAAACCTAGCAGGATTAGACTCAAGAGATTTAGCAAAGCGTTTCTACTATTGCTTTTTATATGGTGGTGGCGTTAAACGTATTGCGGAAGTAACTGGTAAAAAAGTCAGTGAAGCATCTAAGATTAAAAAAAGATTCTTAAACAACTTACCTGCTCTAAGTAAATTAATAGAGCAAGTACAATTAGCGGCAGAGAGAGGACATTTAGTTGGTCTTGATAAAAGACAGATTAAAGTTCGTTCAGCTCATGCGGCACTCAATACATTACTACAAAGTTCAGGAGCACTGGTTTGTAAACAATGGCTTGTTGAGTTTGATAAATTAATTAAGGATATACCTGAAGCCCAACAGGTCGTTTGGGTGCATGATGAAATACAGGTTGAGTGTCTTGAAAAAGATGCAGAGACCGTTGGTAGGTTAGCTGTCAAAGCAATACAATGTACTGGCGAACACTTCCAATTAAGACTACCTTTAACAGGAGAATATAAAATAGGAAATGATTGGAGTGGAACACATTAATGAATAAGAAATTTGATAAAGATTTAAAGTACGGACAGGAGAGAGAAAACAGAATTGTATCTATTCTTGATAAAGACAAAACCAAAATGGAAGTCAAAACAGAAAGAGACTGGTGGTTTAAAACTAATAACATTGCAATAGAAGTAGAATGTTATGGTAAACCATCTGGTATCATGGCAACTGAGGCTGACTACTGGGTTCATATATTAGCCAACGGTGATAAAGATTATTGTCGTTTAATATTTGATACTAAAACAGTAAAAAAATTGGCAAAAAAATATATCAAGAATATTAAAAGCGGCGGTGATGGTAATAGAAGTAGATTTGTTCTAGTGCCTCTTGCTGAATTATTTTTAAAAAAGAACATAGGATAATATTATGAGTGATAAACTAAAAGGTAGAAAAGTAATATTGATTGATGGTGATATTTTATTATATCAGATTGCAGTCAATAACGAAGTAGATACTCATTGGGGTGATGGTCTTTGGACATTACATTGTGATGAGAATAAATGTAAAGCAGACGTAGATGCAGTGATAGATGACTTAGGTTCTACATTCAGTGCAGATGATTATGTTGTTGCATTAACAGATAAGAACAACTTTAGAAAAGATGTCTTACCTTCTTACAAAGATAACAGAAGACAGAAGCGTAAGCCAATGACATTAAAAGCATTGCGTGACTATGTTATGAAAAAACATAATGGTGTAATGTGGGCTAACTTAGAAGCTGATGATGTGTTAGGTATCATGGCAACTGAGCCAACTAATGAAGAAAGAATTGTAGTTAGTATAGATAAAGATTTACGAACAGTACCATGTAACTTATCTGCTGACGGTTTAAATGTAGAACAGATACCACCAAGAATGGCTGACTATAACTTTATGATACAGACATTGACTGGTGATAAAGTTGATGGCTATGATGGCATTGATGGTGTTGGTGTAGTTACTGCAAATAAACTTATACAAAAATATACTAATGTTCCATTAAAAGACTTATGGAAAATAGTAAAAGGTATATACAAAGACAAAGGTTACACTGCTAAAGAAGCACTAGCTCAAGCTAGAGTTGCTAGAATATTAAGGCATGGTGACTATAACAAAAAAACAGGTAAGGTAAAGTTATGGCAGATAAAATAGACCCAATAAAAAATCCACCACACTATACTAATAAAGAGATAGAACCTATTGATTATATTATAGGTAATGGTCTCACGTACTGCGAAGGTAATGTTGTGAAATACATAACACGTTGGCGTAGTAAAGGTGGTATTGATGATTTAAAAAAAGCAAAAGTATACATTGATTTTATTATAGAAAAAGAAGGTGTAACTAAAATTAGCGACAAGTAAATGATTTTAAATTACACTTATTGGTATT